CGCCGGCTGGATCAGCTGGGGCTTCGTCGGCTTCCTGAGCTGGTACGGCATCCTGCGCATCGCGATGGGCCTGCACGATGACGTGGCCCAGAAGCCGAACAGCCTGACCGGCCCGACCGGCGAGGGCTGAGCGTGGAGCTGTACGAGATCGCCCTGGTGTTCGCAGGGCTCGTGGTCGTGGTGCTCGGCTTCGTGGTGCTCGTCGTGGGTCTGATGCACACGATCGCGAACGCCCTGCACCGCGGCGCCGACGTGGAGCGCCAGACGCTCGACGTGCAGAACCACATCGGCGACCCGGACGATCCGACAGCGGGGGCGCACTGAGTCGTGCCGATCATCCGCTCCTGCCGTCAGCGTGGCTGCCGCGGCGACGCCAACACGGGCGGCCGTGGCTTCTGCGCGCCGCACACTCGGACGACGGCCGAGCGCGGCTACGGCATCGGACACCAGGGTGGACGCACCCAGCTGGCGCGCACGCTGCCAGCGCCGTGCGCCTACGGCTGCGGGCGGATCCTGCGACCCGGCACGCGCTGGCACGCCAGCCACGTCGTCGACGGCGATCCAGCGGCCGGGCTGGTCGCGGCGTGCGAGACGTGCAATCAGCGCGCGAAGGGTGGCCAGCTGCGACCGATCCCGTCGGCCGTCGTCGTCGGGGTGGCCGCGTGAGCGCCCTGGCCGCGCCCGTCGAGGCGCCGCCGTTCACGGTCGACCACTTCCGCGCCTGGGCCGTCGAGCTCGAGCTCGACAACGGCCAGCCCTGGATCGTCGACGACTTCTTCGCGGACTTCCTGGAGGACTACTTCGCCGGCATTCCTGAGTGCTGGCTCATCGTTCCCGAGGGCAACGGCAAGACCACGTCGCTGGCCGGGCTCGGCGTCTACCTGCTCGAGTTCCGCCGCGGCGCCTGGATCCCGTGGGCCGCGTCGTCGCGCGAGCAGGCCGAGCTGGGGTATCGCCAAGCTGAGGGGTTCATCCTCCGATCACCGCGACTGCGTCCGATGTTCAAGTGCCTCGAGGGCTACCGGCGCATCAAGAGCAAGCTCAACGCCCATCGCATGCAGATCTTCGCCGCTGACGACGCGACCGGCGACGGCGTCATCCCGACCGACATGTTCATCGACGAGCTGCACCGCCACAAGAGCATGGCGCTGTACCGCACGTGGAGCGGCAAGACCGAGAAGCGTGAGGGCCAGCTGGCCACGATCAGCATCGCCGGCGAGCCCTACAGCGAGTTCGAGCTGACACGCGAGCGGATCCGGCAGGAAACGCCGGTCGTCGAACGCCGGGGCGGCTACCTGCACTGCCGCTCGAGCGCGATCGCGCTGCACGAGTACGCGGTGCCCGAGGGTGACGACGTCACCGACATGGCGGTGGTGAAGACGGCCAACCCGTCGCCGCGCATCACCGAGGCAACACTGGCCGCGAAGTTCGCCACGCCAACCATGACCATGACGCACTGGAAGCGATTCCGCTGCAACCAGGCCACGCGCTCCGATGCCGCAGCCATCACCGAGGCCGAATGGGAAGCGTGGAAGGTGGACGATGAGATCCCCGCCGGCGAGCCCGTCGATGTCGGGCTCGATGTCGCGTGGAAGCTGGACACGACCGCGGCGGTCCCGTTCTGGATGCGCGATCGCGAGTACCGGCTGCTCGGCCCGGCGACCATCCTGACCCCGCCACGCGACGGCGCGTCGCTGCATCCTGACAAGGTCAAGGCTGGGCTGCTGGCCATCAACGAGCGCAACCCGATCGCGACGGTCGTGATGGACATGAGCCGCGCAGAGGACGTCGCCGCCTGGATCTCCGACGAGCTCGGTGCCGTCGTCGTCGATCGCGCCCAGCAGAATCCCGACCACGCCGACGACTACGACGCCTTCATGGCGGCCGGTCGCAACGGCTGGCTGCACCACACCGGCGACGCCGGCCTGACGCGTCACGCACTCAACGCCACGGCCCGCGAGCTGCCCGGCGGCCGCACTCGCTTCGATCGTCCCCAGCAGGGCCGCCTGGCCAACCAGGAGCGCCGTGTCGTCGACGCGCTGACGGCGGCGGGCATGGTGCACCGTTGGGCGACCGAGGACTTCGAACCGGAGACCGAGGCGTGGGTGGTGGTCCGATGAAGGCGGCCGTGTTCCTCGTGGCGCATCTGCCGATCGTGGCGCTCGTCACTGCGCTCGTGCTGATCATCACCGGCATCGCGCTGATCTACCCACCGGCCGCGTTCATCGCTGCTGGGATCGCGGTCTTGGCCGCGGTCACCTTCGACCCGTCTAGAGCTGGGAGACTGACATGGCCGCGCTGATCGAACGACTCGCTCCCCGCTCCACCCAGGCGTCAGGCCCGGTCCGCAGCTTCGACGAATGGGTCAGCCTCATGGGCCTCGCCTCGCTGCCGGGCATGCTGCAGACGACGATGCCGGTCCAGGAGGAGCGCAACGACGGATCCTTCGCCAGCCTGGTCGCCGGCGCGTATCTGCGCAACAGCGTCGTCTTCGCCTGCCTCGCCGTCCGCGCTCGCCTGTTCGGCACCGCCCGCTTCCAGTTCCAGCAGATGCGCAACGGACGTCCGGGCGCGCTGTTCGGCACGCCCGACCTCGCGCTGCTCGAGCGACCTGAACCGGGCAAGACGACGAGTGACCTGCTGCAGAGCGCCATCCTCGACGCCGACCTCGGCGGGCACGGGATCCTGCTCGGCCGGCGCGACGCGATCCGTCGCTTGCGTCCGGACTGGGTCACCATCGCGTACGGATCGAAGGGCCGATCGACCGAGCTCGGCAGCTGGGATCCGGACGCCGAGATCATCGGGTTCAGCTACTACCCCGGCGGACCGATGTCTGGCGCCAAGCCGGTCAACTTCCTGCCCGAGGAGATCGCGCACTTCGTCCCGACCAAGGATCCGCTGGCGCGCAACCGCGGCATCAGCCTTCTGAGCGCCGGCCTGCGCGAGGTCATGGCCGACAACGCGTCGACGTCGTACAAGCTCGCCTTCTTCGAGAACGCGGCCACGCCGAACCTGGCACTCAAGTTCCCGTCCGGCATGAGCAAGGAGAAGGCGCTCGAGTGGATCGAGCTGTTCGAGCAGGAGCACCGCGGCGCGACCAACGCGTTCAAGACCGTGTTCCTCGGCGGCGGCGTCGAGACCACGCCGGTCGGCCTGGACTTCCAGGAGATCGATTTCGCCAAGGTGCAGGGCCGGGCCGAGACGCGGATCGCGATGCTGACCGGCATGCACCCCGTCGTCGTCGCACTGTCCGAGGGGCTGCAGGGATCCAGCCTGAACTCCGGCAACTTCGGGCAGGCCATCCGCCTGGTCGCCGGCGCCGCGTTGCATCCGCTGTGGGAGGACATGGCGGGCAGCGTCACCACCATCATGCCGCCACCCACCGGCTCGCGCCTGTGGTACGACGTCCGCGACGTGCCGCTGTTGCGCGAGGAAGCCAAGGACCGGGCCGACACGATCAACACCAAGGCCACCGCCATGCGCACGCTGGCTGATGGCGGCTGGGATCCCGACTCCGTCGTGGCCGCTGTCGAGACCGAGGACTTCGGCCTGCTGCGCCACTCCGGCAAGCTCTCGGTGCAGCTGCAGGAGCCCGGAGCCGCGCCGGCCGCGTCAGCGCCTGCAGCGACGTATCGCGCGCGCAAGGACTTCTGGCCCGTCGACGATCCGCTCGCCGCGCTCGGGACCATCGCCGCCGGCTCGACCTTCGCGGCGGACCACCCGCTCGTGTGCGCCATCCCGTCGATGTTCGATCTGGTGGAGCCATCCGAGCGCGTCGTCACGCGCGAGGAGGTCTACCAGGCGCGCGCGCAGCTGCAGGCCGCCGGCAAGCCGTACGGCGACGCCGCGGTCGGCGTGCTGCTCAGCGTGAGCGCCAGCACCGTGAAGCGGCGTCGCACCGAAGGTTGACCCCTGCTGACCCCTGCCGGTTGACCCGCCTGACCGCTTGCGCTGACCCGTGGTGCGCCCACGACGATGCGGCGCATGCCGAACACACAACCAGCGTCAGGGCCGGCTGAGGCTGGCGACGCCCGACCGCGCTCGTACCGGCACGTCCTCGAGCGCGTCTTCGATCATCCCTGGGCGCTGAGCGGCGGACCGACCGGCGCGAACCCCGAGCTGCTGCACCGCATGGCCGAGATCCTCGGCGATCGCATGGCGGGCCAGACGTACGACCTCGACGTCATCGAGTCGCGCCTGGCCGCGGCACGCGCCGACCAGGGCGACCGATTCGGCGGGGTGCAGGTCGGCGCCGTGCGCGTCATCCCGATGTACGGCCTCATCACGCAGCGCGCCAGCCTCATGAGCTCGTACAGCGGTGGCACCAGCGTTGACGATCTGCGCGGCGCCGTGCGCGACGCGCTCGCCGACCCGGAGGTCGCCACGATCGTCTTCGACATCGACTCGCCTGGCGGGTCGGTCGACGGCGTGCCTGAGCTCGCCGAGGAGCTGCGCCGCTCGCGTGGCGCGAAGCCGATGGTCGGCGTCGCCAACACGCTCGTCGCGTCGGCCGCGTACTGGCTGGCCGCGCAGCTGGACGAGCTCGTCGCCAGCCCTTCGGCCGAGGTCGGATCGATTGGCGTCTACGCCATGCACCAGGACCTGAGCCGCGCGTACGACGCTGCCGGCATCACGCCGACGCTGATCAGCGCCGGCAAGTACAAGGTCGAGGCCAACGAGTTCGCGCCGCTCGATCCGGAGGCGCGCGACCAGCTGCAGAGCCAGGTCGACGCGTTCTACCGCATGTTCGTCGCAGACGTCGCCAAGGGCCGCGGCGTCAGCACCACCGTCGTCGGCGACAGCTACGGCCAGGGCCGGACGATGCTCGCGCGCGAGGCCAAGGCGGCCGGCATGGTCGACGGCATCGCCACGCTCGAGCAGACCGTGCAGCGATTCCAGCCGCGCCGACGTGGCGCCATCGGCCACAGCGCGCACGACCTGCAGCCTGGCCATCTCGCCCTCGATGCCTTCGGCACCTTCGATGAGCTGCACACCACAACGGACACCGTCGAGGTCGTGCTCGAAGCACCCACCCCCATTGAGCCGGCGGCACCTGCCGCCACGAAGGAACAGCGCGCCGCCTTCCTGGGGCGCGTCCAGCTACCACGAAAGGTGAACAAGTAAATGTTCGTGATCGACATCAAGAGCCTGCGTGGGCTCGACGCCCATCGCTCGGCCGATGCCGAGCTGGCGGCGCGCCTGGTCGAGCTGAACTCGGAGGCGGACGGGCGACCGTTCACCGCCGATCAGCAGGCCGAGTTTGAGAGCATCCTCTCCCAGCGCGAGGAGCTCACCGGCATCGTCAAGGAGCTCGAGCTCCGCGAGGCGGCCGTCGCCGAGGCGACGCAGAAGCCGAACGGCGTCGAGATGGTCGGCCAGCCCGTCTTCAACGCGCCGAACGTGATCAGCGCCCCGGACGACGTCTTCGACCTGGTCGCGTATCGCAACCGCGTGCGCGACATCGACGACCTGCCGAAGGCGTACCGCGACGGCGCGATGCGCATCGTCGAGAAGGCACAGCTGCCGACGGCGCCCGACAAGGACGCTGCCCGCGCGCGCCTGGCCGAGATCATCGACCGGCACGCGAGCGACGACTACGGCGTCGTCTCGCGCCGTGTCATCGGCACCACCTCACCGACGTACCGCGAGGCGTGGGCGCGCTACGTCTCCGGTGGCCTGCAGGCCGTGCCGCCCCGCCTCATGGCTGCGCTGCAGACGTACAGCGATGCCAACGGCGGGTACGCCATCCCCGTCGACATCGATCCGTCATTCGTCCTGACCACCGATGGCGCTGTCAACCCGCTCCGCGACGGCATGGCGCGCGTCGAGACGATCACGACCAAGCAGTGGTCGCCGGTCACCACCGGCGGCGTGACGGCGAGCTACGCCGCGGAGACCGCCGCGGCCAGCGACAGCGCGCCGAGCGACGTGGCCTCGCCGGCGATCGCTCCGATCCGCGCGCACGTCGCCGTGGACTTCAGCGCCGAGTACAGCGAGGACTACGGCCCGGCGGCCATCTCCTCGGAGCTCGGCCGGCTGATCGCGGACGCCAAGAACGTCCTCGAGGCCGAGAAGTTCATCAACGGCAACGGCTCAGGCGAGCCGACCGGCATCGTGTTCGCCCTCTCGGGCAGCGCGAGCGTCGTCGGGTCCGCCGCCTCGGGCACGTTCGCCCTGGGCGACATCGACTCACTCGAGGGCGACCTCGGCGATCGGTTCATCGGCCGAGCCCAGTTCCTGGGCGCCCGGATCATGTACCAGAAGGCCCGAGGCTTCGGGACTGCTGGTCAGCCGGCCAACAGCATCTACGACCCGCTGTCGAACACGCTGCGTGGCTACCCGGCGCGCATCAGCAACAACATGGACAAGACCACCACGGACACGTCCGAGGTGTTGGTCTTCGGCGACTTCCAGCACTTCGTGATCGTGGACCGGCTCGGTCTGTCGACCGAGTTCATCCCGATGGTCTTCAACGGCGATGGCCGGCCGCTCGGGCGGCGCGGGGTCTACGCGCGATGGCGCAACGACACCGGGCTGACGACGATCAACGCCTTCCGCCTCCTGACCATCGGCGCCGGCAGCTGAGCCGACGTCGCGACATCGCCGGGCCGGGGCGCGCTCCCCGGCCCGGCACCCCTAGCGCGAGGTAAGAATCATGGCCAAGATCTTCGTCGCCACCACGAGCTTCGTGGCTGGCTCCGTCCAGGTGAACGTCGGCGACACCGTCACCGACGGTCATCCGCTGCTGCAGGGTCGGCGGGCGTTGTTCGCGCCGTTCAAGCCGACCTTCACGCACACCGTGCCCGCCGAGATCAAGCCGAAGTCGGTGCCCCCGTCCACGCCTGCCGTCCAGCGGCCGGCTCCGCTGCGGAGCCCGGCAACCACGCGGCCCAAGCCGGCGACCTGAGCGCCGCGGCATGGCGCTCACAGCGGAGCAGATGCTGCCCTACCTGGAGACCGAGCTCGATGCGACCGAGCTGGAACTCCTGGTCAATGCTGCGTACGCCGCGATCACGACCGCCCACGGACAGGCTGGCACCATCACCGAGCGACGCCTTGGCACCAGCGGCCGCGTTCTGATGCTCGCGCACCGCGCTTCGGCCATCACCTCGATCACCGAGGACGACACCGCGCTGGCGGCTGACGACTATCAGCTGCGGCCCAGCGGTCGTCAGGTGGAGCGACTGAGCGACGGCACGAACCCCGCGTCGCGCTGGCGCGGCTACGTTGACCTGCAGTACACCAACGCCCTGGCCGACGCCGAGCGAGATCGCGTGGCGATCGCACTCGTGCAGCTGGATGCCAACTACACGCCCGGCGTGACCGGCGAGCGCCTGGGCGATCACCAGGTCACCTTCGCGGCCAACTCCGTCTTCAACTACGAGATCGAGCGTGCCGCCATCCTGGCCAGCCTCGATCCCGACGCCGCGGTCGTCGTGTTCTGATGGCCGCCATCAGCGCGCGTTTCATGCGCCACCGCGTCAGCATCCTGCGTCAGGTCCCGACCCTGGACGTCCTTGGCGATGCCGTGCTCGACGACTACGGGCAGCCGGAGAGCCAGACTGACACGGTTGCCAGCGACGTGGCGGCCGGGATCCAGCCGCGCGGCATGCGCGAGATCGCCGCCCTGCACGAGGCGGGAGCCGTCGTCAGCGACACGCGCATCTACCTGCAGGGCGTCGCGCCCCGCACATCCGACGCGATCTACCACGATCCTGCCGCCTGCCCGGTCAGCACCGACCTGCCCGAGGCGACGTACAACATCGTCGCGCTGCGCGACGCAGCCGGCGCCGGTCACCACGTCGAGCTCGACGCGAAGCTCGTCTCGAACCCGCTGGCGGCATACGCCACGGCGGCAGCGGCTGGAGGCTACTCGTGACGCTGACCGTCGTCGTGCCGTTCTTCGGCGCGCCGGAGCTGCTCGAGCCGTGCGTCCGATCGCTACTCGGCCAGACGTACCGCGGTATGCGCGTCGTCGTCATCGCCGATGGCGTCGAGCCGCCGCCGCTCGCGGGTGACCCTCGTCTGCACGTGTACTGCCTGCCAGAGAACCGCGGCGTCTACTTCGTCCAGGCGGTCGCCTTGGCGGCCTGCGATTCTGAGTGGTTCAGCATCCACGCTCACGACGACTGGTCCGATCGCGATCGCTTCGAGCGCCTCATGCAGTACGCGACCGACGACGTCGACGCCGTGCTCGGTGGCTCGCTCGAGCACCGCGGCGCGACCTCGTCCGTGCGCCGCACGAAGTGGGAGCGCGGTGGCCGGCACCCGCGTCACATCGGATCCATCGCGACCGGCGTGTTCCGCAGCAGCGCGGTGCGCGCGCTCGGCTGGTGGAGCCACCCCGAGTTCCGCGTCGGCTACGACTCGATGATGACCAACCTCGTCGTCCGCCATCTGCGCTGGATCCACGTGGCCGACGAGTTCGGCTACCACCGCGTCGTACGGCGCGACTCGCTCACGCGATCGCCGGCGACCGGCCTGCACTCCGAGTACCGCGCGGCGTCGAGCGCGCGCCGCGCTGTCCTCTGGAACGAGTACGCCGATCGACCCGACCAGATCCCGGTCGCGGCCGACGTCGCCGCCGACGTTCTCGGCCACGCCGACCAGCTGCGCCGCCAGCTGTGGGAGGCGGTGGCGGCATGAGCATCTGGTTCGTCACGCCTGCCTGGCAGCGCTTCGACCTGACCGTCGTGTGCCTGGCGCAGCGCCGGCGCGTGATCGACACGCTCGCGGCCGCCGGCATCGAAGCGCGCCAGGTTGTCATCGCCGACGACGAGAACCTCGACATCGCGGCGAGCTACGGATTCGACACGCTCGAGCGCGACAACAGCGGCCTCGGCCGACGTGTGAACGACGGCTACGAGTACGCCGCCGCCAAGGGCGGGACGTGGCTCGTGTTCATCGGGTCCGACTCGTGGATCGATCCAGCCTACCTGGCGCCGCTGCCCGCGGGCCCCGCGACCGTCGTGCGCAGCTCGCCGGCATATTGCGCTGTCACCGCCGATGTGCTGGCGCTGCTGCGCGTCACACATCCGACCAACCCGGCCGGCCCGCACATGTTCCATCGCGACCTGCTGGCACGCACTGGCTTCCGGCCGGTCGCCGACGAGCTGATGCGCCACATCGACAGCCGCACCAACAAGGCGCTGGCGCCGTTCGACTGGGAGTTCCGCGACGTCCATCCGCTGCAGTACATCGGCTTCCGCGCCCCGCCAATGATCACGCGCTACGACGACCTGTGGAGCCGCTGGGGCATCGCCGAGTACCCCGATCCGTGGGCGCTGCTGGCCGAGCACTTCGACGGTGACCTGGTCGCTCGCGCGCGGAAGGTGGTCGCTGCATGAAGGCGCTGACCATCGGCACCTTCGCCGTGCCGCACATCGGCCACGCCGCCTTCCTGCGCCGCTGCGAGGCGTTCGGCCAGCTGACGGTCGGCGTCAACAGCGACCGCTTCGTGGGCGAGTATCGCGGCATCGCGCCGCCGTTCGACCAGGACGAGCGCATGGCACTCATCTCCGCACTCGGCTACGGGGTCGCGCTGAACGACGGCCCCGGCGTCGAGCTGATCTACGAGGTCCATCCCGACGTCCTGGCCATCGGCACCGACTGGGCACGCCGCGACTACCTCGCGCAGATCGACATCACCCAGGACGAGCTCGACCAGCTCGGCGTGACCGTCGCCTATGTGCCGATGCGCCCCACCGGCATCAGCTCGACCGAGATCGCCCGGCGCTGCGGGACGGTGGTGGCATGATCACCCGCAACCAGCCCAACGCCCGCATCGGCTGGCTCGATCGGGACCGCCCGGCCATCGACGTGCTGGCCACCGAGCCGCACTTCGCCGAGCATCTGCTGCCCATCTGGGACACGCTGCCACCGACGATGCGGGGTGCGTTCGTGATGCCGGCACACCACGCGCCGACCGCTGCACGCCTCGGGATCCGGCCCGGCCACCCGCGCGCCGATGCCGTCCTGGTCGCGTCGTGGGGTGACCACAAGCGCGCACGCACCTACGGGTACCAGCAGATCGCGCGCATCGAGCACGGCGTCGGCCAGTGGTTCGTCGGCGACGACCATCCGAGCTACGCCGGCGGTCGCGGCGCCGAGGACGTCGGACTGTTCCTCGTGCCCAACGCGTACTGCGGCGATCGCTGGCAGGCCGCCTACCCAGCCGCTCGGGTCGCCGTCGTGGGCTGCCCGAAGATCGATCGCCCACCGATCTACTTCCCTGCTGATCCGCCCGTCGTCGTCGTAAGCTTCCACTGGGGCGGCTCGCACATCCCCGAGGCCGGATCCGCCTTCGACGACTTCGCCGCGGCGGTTATCGGCCTGCGCGACGACGAGCGTTTCCGGATCGCGGTGCACGCGCACCCGAAGGCCGCGCACCACATTGAGCCGTGGGCGCGCCGGCACCGGATCGACTTCATCCCGACCTTCGACCAGGTCCTGCAGGTCGCCGCGGCCTACGTTTGCGACGGCGTCAGCACGCTGTACGAGTTCGCCTCCACCGGCCGGCCTGTCGTCGTGCTCAACGCGGCTGCCTACCGGCCGCACGTCAACCACGGGCTGCGCTTCTGGGACGAGGCCAACGTCGGCGTGCAGGTCGACGACCCGGCCGACATGGCCGACGCCATCGTCGAGGCGCTGCGCGATCGACCGGCACAGCGCCGGCAGCGCGAGGCATCGGTCCGCCGCGTCTACGCCCACCGTGGCGATGCAGCTCGCCGGGCCGCTCGTGCGATCACATCATGGCTTCGCGAGACGCGCTCGGAGGTCGCGGCATGACGGACACCGTGTGCACCACTTGCGCGCACCAGCTGCGCGCCCACCAGAACGAGGAGACCGGCAAGGTCGGTCCGTGCCGCATCACGCGTTGCGGGTGCACCGACTTCGCCGAGGCGCCGATCGAAGCGCCGGCGAGCGGGCCGCGTCGCGTGTGCGTCGACGTGCCTGACGGCTACACGCTGTCGATCTCGCTGATCCCACAGCAGGAGGACGCGTCGTGAGGCCGGCCATCCCGCCCGACCGCAAGGGCTACATGGTGACCGACGGCGTCGTGCACACGCGCTACGCCACGCACGTCGCCCGTGGCCCGCGCTACCGATCGATGGACGAGGCCTGGTACGCCGTCATGCGCCTCGACTACGCCATCTGCACCGAGTGCTACCCACCGCCGCCCAAGCCGTCGCGCACGGCGCGGAGTGGCGCTCGACCTGCACCGCGTGCCAAGAAGCCGGGACGGCTCGTGTACACGGCCCGTGGGGCACGTTCGAGGGGGACGCGTCGTGGCTCGTAAGCCCTCGGCCCGCGTGGTCATGAATCGCGGCGCGCTCGACAAGGTCACGCTGGCACTCGCCGACGGCACCCTGGCGGCGGCCGAGCACATCGTGCGCGCCGCGGATCCGCCCGACGCCACGCCCTACGGCGAAGGCCTCGTCATCCGCGGCGGCTGGCTCGCCTACGTCGGTCCGAACAAGGTCGGCGGCGGCGGACTCGACGGCAAGCAGCCGAAGAAGCCGCGCTCGATGAAGGTGCGCGGCACCGGCAACCAGATCCACGTCATCGGCGGCTTCGGCTTCCCGGCGCGCTTCCAGGAGGAGGGCACGATCAACCACCCTGCGCAGCCGTTCCTGACGCCGGCGCTCAACCAGGCCGGCGGCGATGCGGCCGACATCATCGCGCGCACCGTGCGCCCGCTGCTGAGGCGGATCCCATGACGTTCGTGCCCGACGTCCTGCCCAAGCTCCTGCTCGAGCTGCGAAGCGACGAGGCCGTGGCGGCCATCGTCGGCCAGCGCGTGCGCGGTGCCGAGCCGGCACCCGGCGACGCCGCCTGGTCCGACCACGAGGACGGCCGCCGCACGTTCGCGCACAGCTTCATCGTCGTCGTCCGCCTCGACGCGCCGCGCCATGCGCAGCTGCCGGTGCAGTTCCCGACCTTCGCGGTCCGTAACTACGGCACCGACCGGCGGCGTGCAGCCGAGCTGCGTTGGGCGGCATCGGACGCATTGCACCGCAAGGGCCCGCGCCTCAGCGGCGGGCTCGGCATCTACCAGTCGCTCGAGGACGCGGGCGGCGAGCAGGAGACCGATCCGGATACGGGACAACCACTGGAGACCTTCATCGTTTCAGCCATCGCCACGACCCAGGCCGTGACGTCATAAGCCCGCCGCCGGTCACCGATCGGCAGCGAGCGAGGAGCAGAACATGACCGTCGAGCAGACGGCAGACAACAGCATCGTCCGCGTCGGAGACGGCGAGTACGCACAGGTGGTCACCGGCCGCCCGATGCCGAGCTCGCTCGACCTGCTGCTCGAGCACTTCACCGCCGGCACCCGCTATCCGTTCCGCCTGGTCGGGACGATCCGCGAGTGCACTGATTCGTCCCACGCTTTCGGCCCGTGGCTGGAGGGGCGCTGGGGCACCTACGAGCTGCGGCTGAACCGCTGCCCGTTCTGCGGAACCGTCGAGGTCCGCGACATCTCCCTCGACTTCATCCCCGGCCTGAGCTCCGGCTCGCGGCCCATCCGTCGGCGCGATCAGCTCGTGTGCTGGTACGCGGGGCGGCGCCCGGCGGGGCGCGTCTACGCATAGCAAGGAGAACGACGTGGCTGTTTCAGCTTCCACCCCGGCGAACCTAGTCGTGGGCGCCGGCGACCTCGAGGTCGACGACGCCTCGGTCGGCGCCACCGCCGACGACAACGAGTACGTCATCAACCAGGAGATCTTCGAGCCCGACAACCTCAACGGCGTGGCCGGCATGCTGGTCGGCACGCAGTACAAGCGCCGCGAGGAGGCCGTGCTGTCGGCGACGACGCCGGAGATCAACGCGGCCACCCTCGCGCTGCTGTGGGCCGGCTCCGAGTCGGCGACCTCCGACGGCGAGACGACCATCGACTGGGACGGCACCCGCCGCCTGCCGACCGAGGCGTTCAAGGATTACGCGATCGTCATCCCCGGCCTCGACAACAAGGAGTTCCGCTTCCTGGCTGACAACGCGATCAACCAGGGCTCGATCAGCTACTCCGGCTCGGACAGCAACATCATGCTGCCGCGCGGTGAGTACCACTCGAAGTGGAGCGCGACGCCCGGCAGCCGATCGCCGCATCGCATCGTGGTGGGCACGGCCGGCTCGTGACCAATCGAACCACGCGGAGGGCGGCGGCACGTGCCGCCGCTCCCCCACCTCCACCGACCGTCGTCAACGGGGCGGCGGATCCCGACGCGGTCGCGCGCATCTTCCGAGCCATGCTGCCCGAGCGCAGCGTGGAGGACATCTTCGCTGGGCGCGTCCGCATCGTTCTGGGCGGCGAGCTGCTCGACCTCGAGGTCCTGCCGATCGAAGCCAACGAGCGCTGGACCGCGCTGTTCCAGGCACGCATGAGCGAGGTCACCGGCGGCCTCGAGGTCGACGCCAACCCGCTCAGCGTGCTGACCTTCCTGCAGGGACTGCCCGACGTGCAGATCGAGCTGCTGCGCGCGTATGACGCGCACGGCGTCCTGCCCGACGACGCCTGGCTGCGCTCGCATGCCACCGCGCCGCAGCTGATCACCGCGCTGTTCGGGGTGCTCGCCGCGGCCTTCCCTTTAGCCGCCACGCTCATCGAGCTGGCGCGCAGCAACGGGGACGTGAGGGCGCTGCTGCGGATGGGCTGGCAGGGGTCTACGAATGGTGCGCCCAAGCCTGGGGCTGGAGCGCCCGCTGGATCCGGCGTGAGCTGACCGATGAGCAGCTGCGCGCGTACCTCGATGCCGCCGGTGATCGCCTGGTCGACGAGCTCCTCACCGAGTTCGAGGCCCAGGTCGATGCTGTCCGCATCGGCGTGGCAGCCGCCTTCGATCGCAAGTCGGCCAACCGCTGGCAGTCCAAGCGCGGGCAGCTCAAGCGTCGCTCGTCGAAGCCGAAGGGCGCCGGCCTCACCGGCGCTGCGCTGGAGCAGGCCGTGATGGGCATCGCCATGACCGACTCGTCACTGGTCGCCATGCCCGGCGTCGAGCCGCGGCGTATGAGCGCGAGGAGCTAGACCGTGGCATCGATCGGCGATCTGTTCTTCGGCGTCAAGCCGGACATGTCCGGCTTCGAGTCCGAGGTCCAGTCGAAGGTCCAGAGCGTCGGTGATCGCGCCAGCCAGACGATGGGCCAGCGCATCGGTGGCGGCCTGCGCCGTGCCGCGCCGGCCATCGCGGCGGGCGTTGGCGCGGTGGTGGTCGGCGCCTTCGCGGCCGGCACGACGCAGCTCGTGGCGCTCGACACGGCGATGGCCAACTTCCGTGCCGAGACCGGGGCGACCGAGGACGAGGTCAAGAGCGCCGCCGACTCGGTCCTTGAGTTCAGCCGCAACAACCTGCAGGGCATCGACGAGATCGCTCGAGCGCAGGCTGCGCTGCGCACCGACCTCGGCCTCAGCCAGGAGGCGGCCGAGGACGCCACGCAATCCTTCCTCGACTACGCCACCGCCACCAACCAGGACGCCGCCGACGGCGTGCGCCAGTTCGACGACATCCTCGACGCCTGGAACCTCGACGCCTCCGAGAGCCAGGGGCTGATGGACAAGCTCATCGCCAGCCACCAGCAGTACGGCGGCGACGTCGGCGCCAACGCGGACGCGCTCGCCAAGCTCGCGCCGCAGCTGCAGGGCATGAACCTCGGCGTCGACGAGGGCATCGGCCTGCTCAACCTGTTCGCCGCCTCGGGCCTCGACGCACAGTCGGCTAGCACCGCGCTCAACACCGCCATCCGCAACCTCGAGCCGGGCCAGACGTTCGACGATCTGATCAAGGAGATCAGCTCGATCGAGGATCCGACCAAGCGATCGCAGCGAGCGATCGAGATCTTCGGCAGCCGTGGCGGCGTCAGCCTGGCCCAGGCGCTGCGCCCGGGCATCGACTCGCTCGACGACTTCACCATCAGCCAGGAGGAGGCGCAGGGCAAGACCGAGGCGGCGGCCGACGCGATCAACGACTCGTGGACCAACCGGGTCAAGATCTGGATCGGCAACGTGGCCGGCCTGTCGGCGCAGTTCCTCCAGAACTTCGGCCCGGCCATCGGCGGCGTGGCCGCCATCATCCCGGTGCTCGGCGGACCGCTGGGCGGCCTGTTCAAGATGATGTCGGGCGGCGCGATCAGCGCCATCCCGCAGCTGATGGGCGGGCTCAAGCTACTGGGCGGCTCGTTCACGACCCTCGCCTTCGGACCGATCGGCATCATCCTGGCCGCGGTCGCTGGCCTGTTCCTCGCCTGGCAGACCAACTTCCTCGGCATCCAGGACATCGTCAAGAACGTCTTCGGCTGGATCACCGACGTCGCGCTGCCGTGGATCACCGGCGTGTTCGGCACCATCGTCGACGTTATCAGCGGTGCGATCGGGACCATCGCTGAGGTCATCGGATCGATCATCGATGTCATCAGCGGCGTGGTGGAGACGATCGTCGGCGTCTACGTCGCCGCCTTCGAGGTCGCGTTCAACGCGATCAAGGCGGTCATCGAGACCATCGTCGGCATCATCACCGGCATCATCGGCGGCATCGCCGACGTGGTCGGCACGGTGGCCTCGGTGGTCGGCGGCTTCTTCGACTTCATCACCGGCGGCTCGAACACGGCCAAGCAGCAGATCAACGCGGTCAGCACCGCCACGCCGACCGGCCAGTTCAACCCGGCCAACCAGGGCGGCACGCGGCCGCCCGGCTACGCGCTCGGCGCCTGGGCCGTACCGAACACCGGGCTGGCATATCTGCACGCCGACGAGATGGTCGTCCCGCCCGGTCCGGCCCAGGCGCTGCGCGACTGGTTCGGCGGTGGCTTCGCCTCACTCGCTCCGGCCGCCGCGGGTGCGGGCGGCGACGTGATCAACGTCAACGTCAACGGCCTCATGCGCGCGCGGTCGACCAGCGAGGTCGGCGCCGGGCTGCGGCGCCTGTCGCGTGCCGGCGCGCTGACCAAGCGGCGGAGGTTCACCGACGAATGAGGACGCACCCCGAGATCATCACCTCGACCTGGAACAGCGTCGCGCTCAACGCCGACGCGCTCAAGGGCATCTGGCTCGAGCACGACTCGATCGACGACGAGTGGATCGGCGAGGACAACACGCCGCTGCAGGTCGCCGGCGTCTTCGCCCGACCGCGACGGCTGCTGCGCCGCACGGTCAACTACGTCGGCCACATCCAGGCCGACCCCGCGGCCGGTGATCTCGAGGCTTCGATCCGCGGCTACATGCACACCTTCGAGACGACGTTCATCCCGAGCGCGCACGGCGACCTGGTCGAGGAGCTCGAGGACGGCTCGACGCGATCGCTCGATGTGCGCCCGCGCGGCATCCTGCTGTCGCGCGCGCAGGACGGGATCCCCGAGTTCGTGCGCTGCAGCGTCGCGTTCGTGTCGTACGAGGATCCCGACTGGGACGTCACGCCGGCGGGTAGCTGATGGCCGTCGTCGTCTGCACCGTCTACGAGCGCGACGATCCGCCGGTCAAAGGCGGCAGCGCCACGCCGCTCGGCACCATCACTGAGCTGCTCGAGTTCTCGGCACGCGAGGTCCTCTCGACGCATGGCTTCAACACCGTGCAGCTGGCGGTCAACCGCCACGACACCAGTGCGGCGCTGATCGAGAACCATCCGGGCCGCTGGGTCACGATCGCCTTCCCCGCCATTCAGACCGATCCGGTCATGACCGTCCGCCTCGGCCCGTCGCACACCGTCGTGCTGGGCGAGAACGAGTCGCAGGAGATCATCCACGTCGGCGGCCTGGGGATCCTGTCGCTGGGCGAGGACGCCAAGCTGCTCAACACCGTCCACGCGCCGGACCAGCCGTGCCGCGGCAGCTGCCCGACCATCCCCGAGCGCTGGTCGTGGCGCGCCGGTCTGGCCGTGCCGATCGCCTACGGCGGCATCATCGTGCGCAGCATCGAGGAAGGCGAGAACCAGACCGGCACGCCGCTGGCGCCGTGGAACATCACCTTCGATCGCGACAACACGACCGCCGGGCCGGCGTGGCCGGACATCGTGGCCGAGATCCAGGAGCCGGTCGGCATCAGCATGATCGGCCTGTACCGCCGCATCGCCGAGGCCGGCGACGTCTTCCTCGTCGAACGGCCCGACTTTGACATCGACGGCTACAGCGCCTTCGGCCAGGGCACGTTCGGCACCGACCGCACCTCGGCCACCTTCGCCTCGGACAAGGTCCGCATCTACGCCGCGGCTGACGATGCCGACTCGAACCTGCTGACCGGCCTCGAGGAGGAGGGCGAGGACGAGCCGTTCACGCATGTCCTGGTCAAGGGCATGGGCGACACCTATGCCCAGGTCGCCGCGACCTGGTACACGTCGGGGCCGGCGCGCTGGGCCTCGATCGAGTACACCGACACCGACGACACCGCGCTGCTCGCCCGAGTCGGCGCCGAGTGGCTGCGCCGCCAGTTCACGCGGACGGTGGCACGCGAGGTCGAGATCAAGCCAGGCGACGATCCGACCAACGGTCGCTACCTGCCGTGGAAGCATCTGATCGTCGGCGACCTGCACACCATCGACGCTGGCGGGATCGACATCCGCGTCGAGCTCGTGCCCGGCGCGCACGACGCCACGACCGACGACGCGCACCGCTCGCTGCGCGTGGTCCTGGAGTACAACGAAGCGACCGGCGAGGACGGCGAGGGCATCGACTCGCTCGGCGGCACCGGCGAGCCGGGCAACTGCTGTGGGCCACGACCGCCGCTGCAGCCCACGCCGCCCACACCCGGTGACGTGTGGCGGTTCTACTTCACCGGCAGCGCGACCGGCGTCGAGATCGAACCGGATGCCGACTGGGACGCCTTCGCGTGGTCGTCGTTCTTCCCACCGTCCACCGTTGCTGCATACCAGCTCACCGGCAACCCCGCCGCCGGTAGCAGTGACGGGACGACACCGTGGGCCACCGTCAGCCCGAACGTCAACGACGACATCATCTTTGCGCAGGACACCTATCCGCTGACCGGCGACCTGCTGGCCGTGATTCAGGCGGGCGGCGCGACGGTCCGGATGCAGGCCAAGGCGAGCTCTCGCTACGGCATCGGCATCAGCGAAGCCACGCAGGACATCCTTGCTCAGCTGGGCGTTCGCGTCGTGTCGTCAGATGGCAGCACCGTCCGCGGGACGGCCCTGCCACTGCACTCGCTCACCTCGAGCGCCGGATCACGATGGCCGCCGCAGAGCACGAAGGTCAACCGTGTGTTCCCGCCGCCTGCCGCGGACAACGTCCTCGATCCGGTGGCCGGGGCGCAGTCCGGCGACCTGTTGGTCTTCGAGATCGGCGGCCGTAACTTCAAGGCTTCGGGGGCCACCGGCGGCAACGTCGCCCTCGACTCCACCGCCGCCTACGGCGCCGACCTGCCAGAGAACGAGACCGAGACGCAGGACCTGCGGGCGTGGATCGAGATCATCGCGGCCGACAGTCCCGGATCACCGGGCGACGTGCCCGGCGAGGTGGTGCGCCCCGGCGACGAGTCGATCGGCACGCCGGGCGGCCCCTACGCGCCGATCGACCATTCCCATCCGCACGGCCTGCTGTCGTCCGACGAAGCGCACATGCACGACGCGGATCAGATCGGCTACGACAACACCAACTCCGGCCTCGACGCCGACAACCTGCAGGCTGCCATCGACGAGCTGGCGGCCGACGTGACCACGGGTGGTGGCCTCCCCGGCTTGCTCCGCGCCCACACGCACGGCCTGTTCCTCGGAGCCTTCCACGACCGCGCGTTGTCGCCAGCCGCCCCGGTCATCATGGGCTCGTTCGACGGCAAGGACTGGACGACCCTTGCCAACATCACCACCGACAACTCGGGCACGACCTACGCGGGCGACCCGACGCTGATGCACTGGCGCGGCAAATTCTGGCTGACGCACCAGTACAGCACCAGCTCGGGCAAAACGAAGTTCACCCTGCTTTCATCCGAAGACCTCTCCACCTGGACGGAGGTCACCGAGGTGACGACCGGGGTTTCCGGGGCGACCGAGGTCTACCCCGGAACGTGGGTCCGCAACGAGGATGGCACGGTCTACCTCGACCCCGACACCGACCGCCCGGTGTTCATCCTCACCGTGTCCACCAACGCCAGCGCGGGCGCTGGCCCGTTCGTGCCCTACGAGATGCATCCGACCAACGATGCGATGACGACGTGGAGTAGCGCCGTCGAGATCGACGGCGACTTCCCGGCCGATATCATCGACCCGTTCGTCATCAAGCACGGCGACGAGTGGGCTTTCTGGTACAAGTCCAACGACCCTGGTGACGAGGTGGTCGAGTACGCCACCTGTTCCACGTTGCTCGGCACCTATGCTGTCCAGCAGTCCGGCAACTGGGCGGGCTGGGGCACGGCGCGTGAGGCTCCCTGTCTGGTCAAGTTGCCAGACGGCGTGTGGCGGATCTACATCCAGAAGTATTCGACCCAGACGGACGGCCAGTGGTACTCCGAGAGCACCGACGACTGGGCGACGTGGAGCACGCTGACCCAGCTCACCACCGACCTCGCCGACGACGACACGCTCGGCCACGGCGACGTGATTTACCTGCCGGGGATCTACGACCATCTGCGAGATCCCGGGGCGCAGGCCGCCGCCGTCACTGAGGCAGACGTGCGAGATGCCGGCCGGTGGGAGCTACTGATGCAGGACGGCGTGTCCTCGCCACCTGTCCCCCTGACCAACGAAGACGGCACTGACTGGCTGTACGGCTGGGTCAGCGACTAGGAGGCGATCATGGCGAAAGCAAGCGACAACGAGTTCCCCAGCGTCCTGTTCGATGAGCAGGCATCCGCGCCAACCACGCCTGCGTCGGGATTCTGGCGCGCGTACCTCAAGAGTGACGGGTTCTACATCGTTGATGACGTTGGCACCGAAACGGGACCGCTCATTGATGAGACAGCGCACGACCTCCTCGACCACACCGGGCTGACCGGGGTCGGGGGTGGTTCGGGGTCGGCATTCGCCTCCATCGTTATCGCCGACGTGGAGGAGGACACGGTGCGGACCGTCAACATCAACAGCACGTCGTATGTCGCCTCGGCGACGCGCGCGTTCTACGTTGACTTCGACCTCATCGCTTGGACGCACTTCTCGATCCAGCTCTGGGGCCAGTCGAACGCCGCGGGACAAACGATCACCCTTCAAGTCCAGACGGATCAGGGCGGTGCCACGCCGTTGTCGGCATCGGGCAACGATCTAACAATCACCAACTCGTCGGCGTGGTTCTCGACCGGCTGGGTTGCCATATCCGCTTCCTTCACGGGTCTGCACCGGCTGGTCGTCGCGGCGAAGGGATCGAACTCGACCGTTGACTTGAGCCTGTTGCATCTGTCCGTCTGCCTGAAGGGGTAGCGTCCGGCACATCGAGCGGAGTCTGAAGTGTTCAGTCTGTCGAAGGTGTATACCGGCTGAGTCTCGGGATGGCGGCCAGCAGGGCGAAGGCTGACAGCGCTGGGGTGTCCATACCTATGATGGCACCGACGGGCAGCAGCCACGGCCAGCGCCATGCACCAAGGGCAATGACAATGACCGCCACCGGGACACGGATGAACACGCGGCTCGGATCGTGACTGCGTAGGCTCGCCACCCAATCGGCCCACACATCCACGCCCGTCAACAGGGCCACGACGAGTGCGATGCCGAGTGTCACGAGCAGTGCGATCGTCAGGGCGCCCCACTCCCGACGAGCTAGGTGCCACGCCATGCCGATGGCCGGCGTGACCTTCGTGAGCAGGGCAAACGACCAGGCGACGGGCTGCCGGACTGCGACAACGAGCATCACAGCTAGAAACGTGTTGACGTTCCCGCGGACGACGTCGTCGATCACGCCGGGGAACACCGCCATCCACGGCGCCAGCCACGCGACGGCGGCGAGGTGCAGACCGGTCCACACCGCCATGAATCCTTCGGGCGGCAACCAGCGCAACGGCTCGATCGCAACCAGGAAGGCCGGCGAGTACAGGTACGCGCCGTGGGCGCCTGCCGTCGAGTTCGCATACGGGTCGGCCCACGCGGCGGTGTAGTACGCCTCACCGTCGATCATCACGCCAAGCGGTCCAGTGAGGCCGTCGTAGCCAGGCACGACTCGCAGGATCAACGCGATCGCGTACAGCGCCCCGATGCCGAACAGACCCCAGTTCAGGACCGGCCACATCGGCGCGTATCGTCCGGTAAGCCGCTGGTAATCGAGCGCCGCTAGGCTAGCCATCGACCCGGCGTTGCAGTTGACGCCCGTCCGTGGGACAGCTCGGCGGGGATGGGCCGGCGCCGGGTCATGCGCCGAGCTGGCGCAGGTCGGCCTCGGTCCAGATGCTCTTGAGCATCGAGCGGCTCCATTCCTCTGGCGCCATCAGGATCCACCACCACTCGCGCGGCAGCTTGTATCCCTGCGCGATCTTGACGAGGCTGTCGCCCTCGGGCGTGTTCTCGCCGCGCTCCCAGCGCCCGACCGTACCGGCCTCGACGTCGAGCCAGGCGGCCACGTCGTCGAGCGTCAGTCGCCGTCCCATGAGGCGACCGATGTGCACGCGCATGTCGCGCAGCATGTCGCCCATGTAGTTGTCCGGCGCCTGCGGCCGACCGTCGATCACCACGAGGCCGAGCCTATTCCGGCTCCGTTGCGCTGTGAACGGCAGGCTGCGCTGTTCCAAAGGCACCATGCGCGATATCATGCACGCTTGACAAGAATCTAGCAACGGTGCTACTTTCGCGGCATGGATGCTCCCGCAGCACCGATCAAGACCCGCGCCATGATGATCCTCGAGCGGCGGATCGGCCAACCCCTCGAAACGTACCTCCACCGGGAGTACGTCGGGCGAGGTCGGACGATGCTCGACATCTCCCGTGAGCTCGGCGTCCACGAGTCGACCGTGCAGCGCTACATGGCGCTGCTGGGCGTAGAGGCCCGCTTCCCCGGTCCGCGCAAGGCGGTCGTGTAGATGCACGCCGCCCGAGCGCATCTCCGCGTCGTCGCCGAGCCGGAGCTGCACGTCCCAGTGCCGCTATCGGTCCTGGAGCGCGCGGTGGCCGATGCCGGATCGATCGCCGACGACCTGCTCGCCGGCATCGTCGCCGCCGAGCGGCGCCAGTGGGCCGACAGCCGTGCCGGCGCCATTAACGAGCTAAACCGTCTCGCGCTGCGCGTCGAGACCTTCCGCGGCGCGTTCGCCGCGCTCATCGCACCGGAGCGACCCACCAAGCCGCGTCGAGCGGCATAGCAAACCGCCGATCCCATTTGCGCGTGAACGCGGGATCGGCGGCCTGACAAGGAGGTTATACACGATGGGCACCCCAACCACCATCCCGCTGGCCATCCGTCAGCTGCGCGCCGGCGCCGCCAAGTCTCGCCTGCCGCAGCAGGCGCGTCCGATGCGGCGCCACGCCTCCGAGCAACGCCTCGGCCACTTCCAGCACTACAACACCCGCCAGGGTCGCGTCCTGCGCCTGGTGCAGGCGCGGCCGGCCGGCCACTCGCTCGTCGACGAGCTGCCGAAGAACATCACGCTCAAGGTCCGTGCACCGCGCACGATCCTCGGCGTCGAGATCGGCGGCTGGCGCGAGGTCCGCGACATCCTCCTCGGCACCATCGTCATCGGCACCCTGTTCGCCGGCATCTTCATCTGGGCCGGGATCCTCCAGGCGGTGCAGTCGTGACGATCGACACCCGCGACCGCGGCTGCACCAACCCCGGCTGCTGGGCGACCTGGGTCGAGGGCGCCGAGACCCACGAGTGCACGGCACAGCCGCCGCAGGTCACTCGCCCGACGCCGATCCACCCGGCAGTCTTCAACGTCGCCGACCTCGATGCCTGGCTGGCCAAGCGGATCGAGCAGGAAGTGCCGGCGGTCCACGACAGCGAGACCATCGCCCATATCGGCATGGAGAGCCACAAGAGCGCCGAGGCCCGCTACGGGACGCTGATCACCGTCCGCGAGCTGATCGAAGCCTGGCTGGCCGAGGAGCGCGACGAGCAGCCGGATCCGGCCGAGGCATGGGACCGGCTCAAGGCCGAGGGCTACGACGAGCTCGCGCTGCGGCGCGCCGCCGGCGACCGCTAGGCGATGCCGCGATGAACAGCGCCGTCCGAACGCAGCTGGACCGCGAGCCGATTCCGTTCGACGAGCACGGCTTCGCCCGCGCCGTCGTCGTCGAGGATGCATCCGGTTGGCGTACAGCGTGGGCCTTTGACGGAGGCCGCAGGAAGGAGCCCTTCGGACTCCCCTACGCCGCTGCCCGGATCGCCGCCGATGCCGCCGGCCACATCAACCAGCGCGGCCAGGACGCCGGGGTGCGCCGATGACCCGTACGAGCCGTGTACACGAGCCCAGGAGCTGCCTCAGGTGCCGCGCCGCCCTTCCGGACGGTTCGGCCCGCAACCGCCAGTTCTGCCCGTCCTGTGGGGCCGCGCGCCGAGCCCTGACGTATCTCGTCCAGGCTGATCGCGCGCTGGAAGGCGCCAACGCCCGAGTCGCGCGCGAGCACGTCAACGCCGCCATGGGCGCGCTCGAGTCGCCGCTGTGACCGTCACCGGCCGCCGTCCCGCCAGCCATCCGGTCCTGCGCCGGCTGGCCGTGCGCGACCAGCTGCTCGACGCGATGCGCGAGCCGGGCGGCAGCCTGGTCTCGTCCTCGTCGATCGCCGAGCAGACGGCACGTATCGAGGACCTGGCGCAGCGCGTCGTGCTGCTGCCGGACGGTCCGCTCAACGGCCAGCAGCGGCGCTCGCTGCACCTGATCATCCTCGCGATCGACCCCGGCCCGACCGCATCGGCCTTCGTCGCCTACAACAGCGCGACCGGTGGTATACGCAACGCCGGCAAAGTGTCGAACGATGAACTGCTATCGATGCTGCGCGACGGCGTGGCGCAGGACGTGTCGCATTGCGTCATCGAGAAGGTCGAGTCGTTCGGCATGGCCGTCGGCGCCGAGGTGTTCGAGACGGT